CACGTGTTCTGCGCGGAGGTGACTGAAGGAAAGACAAGGTTCTTCGACCCGCAAACCGGAAAGGATGATGCAAGCAATTACATACAGAGCATGAAAGCGGGCCGTGTGGGAGTGATAAGAATAGACAACAAACTGGTAAATCCCAAAATCATGGGACTATTCATCACCAAATAAACGGGAAGAAAGTGCCAGCCCCTCCTCACCGTCCACCAGACGGCAGGACTGGCCGTCGAACAGAATAAAGGCGGGAAGACCGACAGGCAACTCAAAACCATCCCCGTCAACACAGCCCACGGAATAGATGCTTCCTTCAGGGGAACTGGCTGATAAGACAACGGAGTTGTAACCGCTACTGTTTGCTAATTCCGACACTTGTTTAGGTATTTCCATAACGCAAAAAGGCACATAAAAAACGCCTTGCTGCAAAAGTATAAAATTATTTTTTAATTCAGTCATTCATGGACATAAAAGAATATTCAAAACTGATAAAAGCCAAACGGAAAGAACTGGATGGGCTAATGAAACGGAAGATGCCGGTTATCGCCGGACGAATGGCAAAAGACCATTTCCAGGACAACTTCCGGCAGGGAGGATTCGTAAACGGGGGATTACACCCGTGGCCGAAAGCGAAAAGGCTGTCCTCGGGACGGACCGATGCGGCAGGGAACTACGGGACGCTGCTCTCCGGAAGGAACCATCTCTTCAGCTCCGTCAAATACATGCCGGGAGAATACCGGGTGAGGGTGGCAAACGAACTCGTCTATGCGCCGGTCAATAACTGGGGAGGAGAAGTGCATCCGACCGTTACGCCCCAAATGCGGCGTTTTGCATGGGCGAAGTATTACCAGGCTTCAGGCAAGGCTAAAAAAGCCGCCACGGGCAAAAGAAAAGGCAAAAAGAAGGGTTCTGCCGTAAACAATGAATCGCAGGAAAATCAGGAAGCGCTGAAATGGAAAAGGCTGGCGCTGACCAAAAAGAAAAAGCTCCGGATAAAAATACCGCAACGCCAGTTTATCGGGGAAAGCCGGGAACTGTCCGAAAAGATAGACCGGAAAATGGAGAATGAAATCAGAAATATTTTAAACTTATAACAACATGGAAGAAATTTTTATCGCAATCATGGAACGCATCGCCGAAAAAATACCTGAACTGTCATACATTGACGAGGACTACGGACAGCTTGAAGCTGGGGCGGAGGAGGACCACTACCCGGTAACCTTCCCCTGCGTGCTCATCGGGAACGCCGAATCGGACTGGAATGACCTCGGTTACGGGGTACAGAAAAGCGAGTCACTCATCACCATACGACTGGCCATTGACTGCTACGATGACACCCACTACACCTCCGGAACCTATGACAAGGTAAGGGAACGCCAGCTCAAGGCTAAAGAGCTGTACAAGGCCTTACAGGAGTTCCAGTGCACGGAAGAGACCAGCCCGCTGGTCAGGGTAAAGAGCCGGGACTATTCGCTGCCGGGAAACATCAAGGTGTACGAGACGGTTTATTCCTTCACGCTGCATGACGAGTCGGCCATGCAGTAAGGGGAAGGTTCATTCCCCCGTGAACAGGGAAAGCTGGATGGCTGTCAGGCGGGGTTTCTTAACCTTTGGGACGGGCTTCACCTCCAAGTCCTTCAGTTCCCGACACTTGCGCCGGATAATGGACATGATCCGCTCCTCGGAAATGAAAAACTCCTGCCGGGACAACACTTTCAGGGCATCATCAAAACGCAGGCGCTGCACCTCCGTCCAGTAATAGTAACGGCGGCACAAGGCTTCATCACGGAGTTCTATCAGGTTTTTATCTCGTCCTTTGGCCATAAGTTCAGGTATATGCTGCAAAATTAGGCATTTAACCGGGGATGTTAATAAAAAAACGCCGCATCGTGTATGAATGCGGCGTTTTTCTGTTTAGAGTGTGAACAAAATCACATGGTCATCAGTTCGGTGTCATCCTCACCCGGGACAAACGGCTCGATGCGGGTGATCACCTTGCTCTGTACCTTCACCCGTCCGCTGCCATTACAGACCGGACATTTTGCGGATAAAGGAGCTCCTCCCTGGTCCAGGTAAAAGATACGTCCCTTGCCTTCACAACGCTTGCAGGCCATGACGTGCGGCGCGATGTTCTTCGTCTTTTCCATAACTACAATCGGCAGAATGAAGGCTCGATACGGCGCCAGACACCGTTCTCGTCACGTTTATGAAAATAGTAGTTCACCGCGGTCTTGTACACCACATTGCTCTCACGGAAGAGGTCCATGATCTCCGTGTATTCGCTGTCGAAACGGTCCTCCAGCTCATACAGCTTGCTCACCGACTTGTAGTCCAGATCACCCTGGCGGTTACGCTCGATCATAGTCATACCGAGCTGGTACATCGGATCATCGGTACCGAGTTCCCGGCTCATGGCGTAACGCTTCAGGTAATCCACCAGACGCTCGGCGGCGAGGTTGGCACGCTCGTCGAAGCTCTTCACCTTGTTACTCCTCACTTCCAGCTTCATGTCACCGTCCACGATGGTGAAACTCGCCTGGTCATCCTTGCGAAGTTGCCCATAGTCACGCATCAGGTCACGGAAAGAGGCGGCTTCCTTCTCTACCCAGTCACGGAAGGCCTTCACGTCATCCACAACTGGAAACAGCCTGTTCTTCACTTCAAGCATGAACTGCGCACGAAGCCCTTCGTAGGCATCGCGACGATTGCGCTTGTTTTCCTTCTCTTCCTGCTGGAGCTGTTTCAAAAGCTCCCTCCTGTCCTGGGCGGACAGGCTTTTTAATTGTTCTTTCAAGTCCATAACTGAAAAATTAAATGGTTGCTATTGTTGTTTATTCTCACGTTTACGGCGGATGGCACGCAGCTTCACCTGCAACGTGTCCAGTGCCTCACAGTCAAGTTCACGGAACTCCTTGCCGGCGATACGGCTGTCCCGGCAGAAGGCGTTCACCCGGTCCCAGTCGGCCGTATCGATGCCCAGCAACTGCATCTGGTGAAGCACCGAGGAACGCTTCTGGCGGAGAATCTTCCGGAGCTGTTCCTGGTAAGTGGGCGGTACCAGCTTCTGCATGGCGGCCACGGCGGCGCTGTATTCCTTCAGCGTCATCTCGCGCAGGCTCGTGGTGCGGCCGTCCGTGTACTGGGAAACGATGCTTTCCTTCAGTGCCTCACGATCCGATGTCGGAAGGCGGTTCAAAAGGCTGTAAAACGCCGCATAATTCTCGGGTTTATTTAACTGCTTGCGGCTGTTGATGTCTATCTGCATGGCTATACTGTTTTTTTGTTTATTTTAAGGTCATTGATTTCCTTAATCACTCTCTTTACTCTGATAGTACACAAATAATCAAGAAGATGCTCTTTTTCATTTTTTTGTACACTTATACTGGTCGAAAAATTCAAGTATGCCCATTCTATTCAGATTTTCATTAACTCAAACTATTCATACCACATCAGCACAACTCTATGATTTCACCCACGGCAGAGCGTAGAAGAGTACGCAAAACCGAAGGGTTTCCGCTATCATAGATGACTTCCACACAACACTCATGGCGTGCGTTACGTGACACAACCAGCTCGCAAGTCATATTCTCACAGAGCCATTTTTCCACTACTTTACGGACACCAACTGCGGTGACCACAATTACCATTTTTTTACTCATAATATTGACCGTGCTGTATGTTATTCAACTCTTATCCTCCCGGTGTACTGGTTTCCCCGAAACTTCATCCCCTTGGTGAAGCCGCCCGGATATCCCAGTTCCTTGCTTCTCGCGTTTGCCAGCAACAAATGTTCCCGGCTAAGGGAGGCTACAAAACTTTTGTCCTTTTCCAGTCCCATCTCTCGGGCCTTCCGGGTGACGCTGCGTTCGGAAACACCGAGCATTTCAGCCAGCTCCCGGTTGAGGGTATTGTGATAGTGGCGCCGCATGATGGAAAGCATATTACCGTTCCAAAAGATACGGGTGGAATATCCCTTATGCTCGACGAGCCGTCCCAGTGTCCGGTGCATGAAAGTACCGTCAGCAACCTTCCGGTGCTTGCGGTACTGTTCACGCTTGTACGCCAGCACACATTCATGACACCAGGAACTCCGTCCCCCATTCTTCAACGGATAGAACTCACGCATCCACAACTTTCGGCCGCAATGCGGACAGACACGTTTACGTTTCTGCTTGTTGTTATTTTCACTCATAGCTGTTTATGCTACATTCATCAGTTCATATTCAAATTTTCACCGAACGGAATAGTATTAATGTCAGTCTTTCTCGTGTAGGCCTGCATGAGTGCCATGGAAAGCAGCATATAAACACGGCTGTCGGC